TATTGCAACTAGGAGAAATGGAAAAAATCTATCGTATGTTCCGCAGAGCACAGACGGCCTCTTGGAAAATAATTTATCTGATAATATTTTTGAAATAATAACTGCACCATATCCTACTTTTTTCCTAGCATCATATGAAGTTACATTCTGGACACAATATGTCCAGCATATGAATCAGATTATGGAGGTTATGATGACAAGATTTAGTGGGCAAGAGCACGGATTCAAAATAACAAGCCCATCAGGATTTGAGTATGTTGCATTCATAAAATCACCGTTAAATTCAGCAGATAACTTTTCTGATTTTTCGTCTGATGAGAGAATAATAAGATATACATTTACAGTAGATGTACCCTCCTATCTCTTTGCATCACAGCATGATGGATTGCCAGATCCATTTAGAAAGTATGAATCTGCTCCGATAATAGAGTTTGGATATATTCAAACAAATACTCAGGTTGTAACTTTTGATAAAAATCCTGAAGGGGTAGTTAATCAAAATAAATTTATATTATCTGATATAGATACAGAGAAAATGAACGAGCCGCGACGCGGACAAGGTCGTGAGTTTTTAACTGAAATTGTTGAAAATCCATTCACTGGAGAGGACTCTGTTAAGTTCTCCAGGGTCCTAATACGTAATGAAAGAGCAGGCGAAACTGTTGCCAGTTCAAGAATTACTGTAGATTTACAAACAACGTTAGATTCACCATCATCTGAATAGTGACGTTTGACTTGTTACGTGATAGTTATACCTGTATAGAATTGTTACGGGAGATTTCTTAATGGCTGAACAGACATTCAAATCGCCAGGTTTTTTTGAGAGAGAAATAGACCTATCGCAAAGAGATAAGACGATATCAGGTATTCCAGCAGGAATTGCCGGAACTTCACATATGGGTCCAGCTTTTGTACCCGTTACAGTTGGATCGTTTTCTGACTTTGAAAATAGGTTTGGTGGACTAGATCCTGATAAGTTTGGTCCATATGCAGTAAAGGAATTTTTAAAGCACAGAACAGCAGTGACATACGTTAGAGTGCTTGGTGCTGGTGCAAATGATTCCACCACAGATTTCGACAATACTCTTACAGCTGGTATAACAAAGGGTGCTGGGTTTAAGATAAAGGGTGAGATGGCCGCTGAAGGATCTGTAAGTGCACATGGAAGAGGTGCAGGATGTGTCCAGTTCATAGTTGGACGCCATTACGTTTCAGCATCAAATGAAGCAGTAGGCTATCCAATGCTATCAGATAATGATTCATTTTTTAGAACAGGCGGTTCATTTGCATACATGGTAAGAGGAATGCTTATGTGTGCATCTGGAACTAGATTCGAAATAATGAATATAAATTCTGGATCTTATTCAACTGGCATCGGAGCAAATAATGATACGGCTGGTGTCGGATATACAGCCGACGACGGCGGACTGTTTAAACTTATAATTTCATCATCAGCAGGATCCACATTCTCATCTGATGAAGGAAATTCAGGAATTAGAATATATACAGCATCTTTAGATCCGACTGATGATGCATACATTGCAAATATTCTAAATACAGATCCAAAATTCTTTCAGAAAGAGCAGCATTTACTTTATGCTCACTTTCCTGTTGAGTCAGAGGTTGCAACTCTTGATTGGTCAAAGACAAAAGCCTCTGTTGCACTTACTTCTGGCTCTGCTTTAACATCCGCAGCATCAGGAATTTCAACAGAAACTTTTGCAAATGCATATGGAAGATTTGATTCAAGATTTACAACGCCTGCAACAACATGGTTTATCTCACAGCCATACGGTACAAATGCATACGATCTCTTCAAGGTAGAGACAATTTCAGATGGTGCATATGCAAATTCGAAATTCAAGATTTCAATTAGAGATATAAGAAAATCAGTTGATCCATCATCGCCTTTCGCAACATTTACTCTTGAAGTTAGAGACTTCGATGATGTTGATACAAATGCAAAGGTTCTTGAGAGATATCCCGGTTGCACTCTTGATAAGAATTCATCCGACTACATTGCTAGAAAGATAGGTGATTTTAAAGCATACTATAACTTTGATGCAGAACAAGATTCAGAAAAGATGGTGCTTGTCAAGGGTCAATATCCAAATGTATCTTCTAGAGTACGTGTTGTAATGGCTGGTGGTCTTGTTGCAGGCGATGTTCCTGATGATGCAATGCCATTCGGATTCAGAGGACTACCGGTAGTAAAGACATCAGATACTCTTAGTGATACGCGCCTTCCAGTTCCTGGAATAGGATCACCAAAACAGCCTAGAAGACTTAGTATGGATCTTGGTGATATGAATATTTATACTCCAAGTGCTGCTTCAACAACTTACTGGGCAGAAATTCTTGCTATGACAGGATCAATCTTGCCGCCAATTCCAATGAGATTCAAAGTAACTCGAGGAACTATTGATAAAACTCCAACATTCACAGGTCAAGCTGGCGGTGATGAAAGAGTTGACGGAAGATTTTACTGGGGAATTAAATCAACAAGACTTCCAAGAACAGGTTCAAAAGCTGATGCAATATTTAATAGTAATGCATCTAGTGAACTAAATCCAATAGTTAGAGAATATACGAAATTCTTGGGTATACAAAAGCTAGATGTTCTAGTCACAGGATCTGGTGCAGACAAGTTCAATAATAATATGTTTACTCTTGCAAGGGTTGCACTTTATAACAGCACGGGATCAACATCAGGAAATCTAGATAAATCTATTCCTGCAGTTATAACTGGATCTGCAAAAGAGCACATGTTAAATACTGCATACATTAGAAATGGAGACCCGGATCCAAAAGAATACTTGATCGACGATGATGATATGAAGAGGCTGACATTTGCCTCCCTTGCGTCTATAACATCATCAGTTTACTTTAATAAGTTTACAGATTACGCAAAATTCACAAATATCATGCATGGCGGATTTGATGGTCTTAATATTCTTGATAAGCACATGGCTAACATGGATGATCAATCCTGTTCGTCTGACACCGGTGGATATGCTTCTGGAGCAACACTTGATATTGGCCTAAGGGATCTAATCGTAGGATCAGGAAAGTACAATGCGAACGTTTCTTCATACAGAGCGGCTGCCAGAATATTGACTGATGAAGTTTCTTCAAGGGTTAATATTATTGTAATTCCTGGAATTAGAGATTCTTCTCTTACCGACTACGTAATGGAAAGACTTGAAGATTATGGAAAAGCATTTTATATCATAGATGTTCCATCATATGATGCAGATCAAGTCAGACTTTTTGACGGAAGTTCAAAAGCACCGAACGTAGGCATGACAGCACAAAACTTTGCTGCAAGGTCTATTAACAATAATTTCTCCGCAGCTTACTTTCCAGATGTAACAATAGGAGACCCAATTAATAACAGGCCTGTACAGGTGCCTGCAACAGTTGCAGCTCTAGGGGCACTTGCATATAGTGATTCAGTATCATATCCGTGGTTTGCTCCTGCTGGATTTAACAGGGCATCACTTGGATTTGTTAGCAATACAAAGGTAAGGTTAAATCAGGGCGATAGGGACGAACTATACGAATCAAGAGTTAATCCAATAGCATCCTTCCCTAGGGCTGGTTACGTAATATTTGGTCAAAAAACATTGCAACTTGGAAGAAGTGCCCTTGACAGAGTAAATGTAAGAAGAATGCTTCTTGAAGTTAGAAGAGTTGTAAGTGAAGTTGCAAACTTAATAGTTTTCGAACAAAATACACCGGAAACAAGAGCAAGATTTGTTGCAGATGTTACACCCTTGCTGTCAAACGTTCAATCACAGCAAGGTATAGACCAGTTTAAAGTTATTATGGATACAAGTAACAATACATCTGAGGATATAGAGAGCAATGTTCTTAATGGAAGAATTGTTGTTGTTCCAACAAGAGCAATAGAGTTTATAGCAATAGACTTTATTATAACACATTCAGGTGTAAGTTTCGAATGATGAATATTTATCAGTGTACAATGGAGAACATGAATGGCTGAAGTAGTTTACAAAAGTGCGGGAATATACGCAACAGAAATAGATTTGTCCCAGCCCACGGCGAGAAAGCCATCTGGAACACCAGCAGGCGTTATTGGAACTTCAAACCAAGGGCCTGCATTTATTCCTGTAACAATTGGATCTTATGAAGACTTTGCAAGAGTATTTGGTGCAACAGACGGTGAAAAATTTGGACCGTTAGCTGTCTATGAATTTCTTAAAAATGCGCAGGCTTTAACATACCTTAGAGTTTTAGGGGCTGGTGATGGTAATAAAAGAAGCGGAGATACAGGAAAAGTCACAAATGCTGGCTTTACTGTGGGTCAGTCACTACCACTAGGTACAGGAATATACGGAGATAATCCATATGCAGTTGCAGATGGTGATACAGGAAGAACATACTTTCTTGGATGCTTTATGTCAGAGTCTGCTGGAAGTAGAATTTTCACATCAGCGGGAATTTCTAGACTTCACAGTGCTAGTTCAATAGTCAGAGGAGTTCTTTTAGCAGCATCAGGGGTTATACTAACACTATCTGGAAATAACAGTCCGGCTGGAGCAGCTGGGCAGCCTTCAAATACTGTTGCAGCAACAGCAGGAGCAACAACACTAAAAGGTGGAATGACTGGTTCTGTAAGAATATCTGACGGTCAGTTTACATTGCTTCTAAATGGTCATGTAAATACAGATCTTTATCCGAACACATTAACAGCTTCGTTTGTTACAACGGAAAATTCATATTTTGGAAAAGTCTTTAATACAGACCCGCTTAAGCTTCAAAAGGCTGGACATATTCTATATGCTCAATATGATATAAACTCTGCATATGCACATATAACAGGATCTGGTATACTTTCTGGAAGTCGACATGCGACTGGGCAACATCTTCTTGGAACATCAGAAGAATTACAGGATATTGGATTCTTGCTTACAGGATCAAATGCTAGAGATACAGCAACAGGTATTGCACCTAATTATGAGTCATTTAATGATAGATTTACGCATGCAAAAACTCCATTCTTTATATCTCAAGATTTCGGAGGAACAAAATATGATCTATTTAGAGTTCACTCGCTAGATGATGGTTCATATGCAAATGACCTTATAAAGATATCTATACAATCAATTAAACCTTCAACATCTGATACAGATAAGTTTGGAAGATTTGACTTATTAGTTAGAAGATTCGATGATCAAGATCACAAAGTAATTGCACTAGAGAAGCATCTTGGCTTAACTTTAGATCCTAGCAGTGATAAGTACGTCGCAAGAGTTATTGGTGATCAAAACATATATTTTGACTTCGATCAGGCAGCTGGTAGCCAAAAGATCGTTGTAAGTGGAGATCATCCTGGATCTTCAACACTTATAAGAGTTGAAATGTCAACTACACTTAAAAACGGACAAGTGCCAGATGCAGCACTACCATTAGGGCACAGGGGACCAGATCATCTTGTAACATCCGGAAGTGGACCTTTAGCTTGCTTCCCACAAGTTCGAACAGCAAAAGCTGGAATTCACAGATCAACAGGATTTATTACAACACCTAGTGCACCCAAGCTTCTAAAAGAAGCTGTTACAACACCAGTTGACTATAGGGAAGATATAATGATGGGAATATCTCCAGATATCAAGCCGGGATCCTGGCTATACTGGGGGACAAGATTTGATGAAAGAATACCAGATGTTTTAGTTGATAGAACTGGTGAAGAATCAAAAGTTCTAAGAACACTAAATAGTCCTACAATTTCAGATAAGACAATTGCAAAGGCAAGGGTTAAATATTTTCCATCATTCAATCCTGGAACATTTAACTTTGCTGTAGGAAACAATCCAGGAAAAGCAGACTCTGGGGGCACAGTACTTGATTGTGACAAGTTTAATAAGAATATCTTTACTCTTGAAAGAATAAGAGTTAGAACAGGATCTGACGGAATTGCTGATACATCTGAATGGGCAAGCTCTTCATATGTAAGAGGCGGTGCAATATCAACGGATCATTCTACAAAGACAAGAGCTCTAAAAGTATCAGACTTAAAGACACAAGGAAATAGAAAATACGCAAAGTTTACTGTATTCCTTCAGGGTGGATTTAATGGTACGAATATATTTGATAAGAATAAGAGCGAATTATTGAATACAGCATGCAAGTGGGAAATGGATGATTCGACAAATCAGGGCGGTGTACAAGGTCCTACAGTTTCAACATATAGAAAAGCAATCGATATCATGGGAACAAAGGCTGATGCAGATATAAATCTTCTTGCAATACCGGGGCTTAGACATACAAGTGTAACAGACTATGCAATAGATGCAATTGAAAGTAGATTTGATTCAATGTATATTATGGATATTGAAAGTAGAGATACATCAAACACAGTAATAACAGCATCAGTTGATTCAGATGGTGAACCTATTACACCAAACGTTAAGAATACAGTTGCAGGATTTCTTGCACGGTCTGTTAATACATCTTTTGCTGCAGCATACTTTCCAGATATAGTTATAACAG